GACTTTTCAAACTTTTGTCCCACCGCTTTATTAAGTCCCCAAGGTTGCACCTTCCGCGCAAGCTCCTTTGCGCACGATTGCCCAACAATGGCGACAACTTCCCCCACTGCCACCCCTGCACGTTTGGCAAATTCTTTCATCTCCGCATCTAAAATGCGCCGTTGTTTTGGGCTGATGGATATTCTAATCATCGAGTCTCGCTAGGATCGCTCAGGGTGAAATGGATTGCCACCGTGCCAGCGTCCACGCCGATAACGCGATACGCTACGCCGCCAACTGTGCAACGCTTGTTTAGGAGCGTTCTAGGCGATGTAACGTCTGCTGGTTGCGCTGTGACCGTGCCGTTTATTTGCGGCTCAAGACCGATGTCAGCGTCGATGGTTTTCCCGATGAGATTTGATACAACGGAAAACGTCTGCCCCTGGCAAATCATAACTTCCGTTCCCATCGTGGAATCCGATTCGTCGTTGTGTGCTAAAAGAAAGTCATCGACCAAGCTCATATACTATGCGCCAAGTCAAAAGAAAGTGCGCCACCGTTTCCAGTGACGCACCCGCTATGAACACAATACAACAAAAATTACTTTGCTTTTTTCTTTGCCGTTTTTACTGGCAATGAATCATCTTTTTTCACTTCCTCTTTTACTTCTGCTGCTTCCTCTTTTGGTTGATCGGCTTTATTGTGTCCGAAAGTCATGGCTACGTTTAGAGAGTAACCAATAGCTTTTCTTCCTTTTGCAAATTCCGACGCTTCCTTAGCAGATGACACAAGTTTAATTGTGCCATCCGCAAAAGCTAAAAGAAGTTTTCCAGTCAGGAACATTAAGGAGTAAGTTTGATGATTTTAAGAGCGGTAGTGTCGGCAACTGCTGCGCCAAACATTACATCATATGAGCACCACAAATCGCGAGTGGCGCGAGATACCCACATGTTCATTTGGACGGTCAGTCCAAGATCAGGAATAACCACGTTCTCTTGCGAAATCATGTCGCTCGATGCTGGAGAGTTTTGAGGAACACCCGAAGCGCAAGCGATGGCTTGTGGGGAACATGCGAAACCTTTGATAGTTGCGCCTGCGCCCGTCCAACGGTTGTTGTAACCAAAGAAGTCGTAACCGTAGATGCCAGTGTTGCGTCCACCAGTTGCAAGATTGAACGCTTCCAGGTTAGAAGGAAGGAAGTTTGCATAGATGCTGCCATCAACAACAAGGTTGCGAACGTCGCCATCTTTCAGAGCCGCCCAAAGCGTTCTGAGTTCAGCAGCAGTAACTAGAGCCGCGGTGTCAACGTCAACTACAGCGGCGCCGAAGTTGGTCGTTGTAACTGGAGCAAGCGCGATGTCCATAATCTTGTTAGCCAAGTTATGAAGGTTGATTTTCGCGATGTTCTCAATGCGGAAACCTTGATTGATTTCCGCGTTGGTCAAAGCGAACGAGTTGGAGTATTGATCCACGACAACGGTGCTTACTCCCAAAGTGCTGTTTCCAGACTCGAAGTTAGTCGCGTTGGTCTGAGTCGTGCCGCCAGCAGTAGCAAGAGGAACGAGAACGGTTTTACGTGGAGCGATGGTATCAGCGGAAAAGTCTTTTGTGAAGACGTTCAGCGGAGCAAGGCGAGATTGGAGAACGGTGATCGCTGAATCGCGAAGCACGTCTACCACTAATGATGCGTCAAATGTATTAGCCATGTTAGTTAGTTAGTTGAAATTATTTGTTGAGTTTATCCCAATTTTTAAGCGTTGCCTCAAGGCGAGCTTGCGCAGTTGGTAATGCGTTGATTTGTTCACGTAGTGTTTTCGTTTCGAGAGGGTCTTGATTTGCATCAATGGGAGGCACTCCAGCAGATGCGAGAATTTCAGCGGCTTTTGCCGATGCTGAGTTTTGCACTTCGATAAGTTTTTCGTTGAGAGTTTCGATCTCTGCAACTTTTGCGATTACCGCATCTTTCTCAGATTGCAATAGTGCTTCTGATTCTGCCAGTTTTGCGCTGATTGATTCGTTGCTTGCTTTCGCTTCTGCCAATTCCGTGACGGCATTTTGCAAATCGCTTTCTTGCGTTGCTAGTTTTGCTGTTATTTCGATGATTTGATTTTCTGCGTCAACAATGGCAGACTCAAGCCCGATAACTTTTTCGGTAAGTGCTGCGTCTGGTTTGAATCGGTCTAAAATACTAGCCATATTCTTTGCTTTGGTGTCAAAAATTGAATCTGCGAATCCCATCTCGACTGCTTGCTTTGCCGTCATCCATGTTTCGCTTTTCATCAAATCACGCATTTCTTTTTGCGTCTTGCCTGTTTTTGTAGCGTAAATCGCGGCGATTTCATCGCTGATTCCCTCTAGCAAATTTGCGGTTTGGCGCATCTTTTCAGCGTCCCCAGCCATTGCGGTTGATGCTTCGTGAATCATCATTCGCCCGTTAGCTGCGATCTCTATTTTATCCGCTGCCATTGCGATGACGCTTCCCATGCTTGCCGCTAAGGTGTTAATCCGAGCCGTGACAGAAACACCGCGATTGCGTAGCTCTTGCATGGAATTAAACAAGCGATAGCCATCAAATACGCTGCCCCCGCCCGTGTGAATCTCGACGGTTAAGGTGTCGATTGCGTTTTCTGCACAAGCTACGATTTCACCGATGGCAAAAGAATCCTCTACGCCTTTCATTCCGTAGGTCTTGTCGATTTCCTCAATGATTTGATCAATGCTGAATTTATCAACTTGATCGTTGAGCTTTACTTTTGCCGCTTTGTTTTGAATCTCTAAATAGTTCATGGTGTCTGAGTTGGTTCTGGTTGTCCCATGTCGTTAGCTGTGAGCATTTGCATTTCTCTAGGCTCGATCATGATTTCTGGATTTGCTTTATTCGCTTCTAATACCTTTGTTTTCATTTTCACAAGGTAGTTGATGCGTTGGTCTAAATGTTCATCCTCGCTCTTGCCTAAATAGCCGAGAACGTCTTGAGTATTCAAAAATCCAGCTTTCCATTGTTCGATGAGTTCTTTTGATACCCTGCCATCATCAATCGTTAGCTTTTTCGGATAGGTGAATTTCCATTTCCACCAATCGCTAGCCATTGGCAATTCTCCGAGCTTTATCAACTTGGCGATTGCGTAGCCTGTCATGCGATTTGCTGCGTATTCTAGCAAGTCCTGCCTATCCTCAACAGCGCGTTGAGCGCGTCCGAGATCCGCCCGTTCCGCAGTTCCCTGCCCAGAACTCATCCAGCACATTGAGAGCGGCCAGTTGTCCCCGCTTAGTGCTTTCCGATAGATACGATTTTGGAATGACTCCCATGATTCACCAGGTCTATCGTTTTTTAAGATTTCTAATTTTGCCCCGCTCTTTGCCGCAAAGTATCGAACTTGTCCCCCTCCTAGTGTTTCCGAAACGATGCCTTGCCCACCTTGGCAACTACCATTATCGCCGCTTATGATTGATGCGTTGTCATCTGGCGATAGTCCTGTTTCGTTATGTTCAGACATGACGATTTGCGACAACATAAGCTGTGCGTGACGTTCCCATTCGTGAGACTGCAAAGCGTCTCTAAGGTCGTTTAGCGCGTGGGTAAACGCTGGCAATCCGCGCCCTTGTTCTTGCCAAGATGGATCGAATGAGTGAATGATGTTTTGCGCGTCAAAATACTCAATCAAGTCGTTGTTTTGATCGACGTAACAATACGCTACGGGCGCACCGTTGCGGTAAACGATTCCGTCAACCAAGCTGCGCCCTTTGAATTTTCCAGTTGTTAGTTTTCCATCTTCAAATCCGTTAGGAGTTGAAATGCGATGCGATGGAATTTGCTGGACTCGCGGGTAATCGTTTTCGGTTTTTGTTAGGAGGATAAACCCTTCGCCGTCCCTACTTATTGCAACGGAAAATGAATAAAGTAGCGTTTGGAAATTGTTTTGCCCTCCCGCAACATCGCAAATCTTTTGCCATTCATCGTTGATTTTTTCCTCTGCCAATAAAGCAAATTCACGATCTTTCGATTTCGATTGCGCTTGCCATGATCTGCCGACTGCATACATGCTTTTTTGTTCAATCGCTCCTTTCAAAACGCCCTCATTCAAAATGAGACGGCGGGAAAATGACACTAAGGCTTTCCTGTCTCTCGACGGAACAAGCTCGCTTATATCCTTCATTTGCACGGGAATATAAGGACGGTCTTGAGTAAATACTATCGCCCCCTGTGCAGCCTTATACGGCTGCCCGTATTGGTTAAGTATCACTGGAACACCCCCTTTCCTACTGTGCTAGGGCGATTACTCGCTTTAATCGCGTTGATTGCGCGGTTTAAAACTACGATGCGGTCTGTCTCTGGCAGACTTACCAATACTGAAAAGCTGACTCCATTTTTCTGTGAGTTCTGAAGCGTATTGCCCCCACCTTTTGACAGAGTGCCATTAAGTGCGGCAGTTCTCGCTTCGATGAGCGATTGCAGTATCGTCGGATCGTCTAACGATGCGTCATACCATGCTTTGATTAAGTCAGCCACTCCCATGCTTGTGGCGGCATGTCAAAAATCACTCTTCGGTTTCGCTTTCTGGAGTTCCAATCAAACCAAATATTGAAGCAAGAACTATTTGCATTGTTTCACAATCAACGGCATGATTCGAATTATGACGCTTAACCCACCTTGCTGTCTTGCCTTCCCCGCGCCTAACCTCCGCATCAATTTGACGCAAATACTCGCTCCCAATATCGTCTGCGATTTGCCAATCAACTCCACGTTGATTCCTCAATTGAAAAAGAATATCTTTTTGTGAGGTGTTAGAAAAGTATGCAACCATTGTTTTCCTTCCGTCGCTCGCTGTAACCGTTTGATATGGAGAATATGATTTGAATACAGTTTTACCGCTTCTGTTACGATGTGGATACTGGTCTCTTTGGTCGCCCCTTAAAGATAACCATCCATATTGAGCGCACCTTTTATAGACCTCGTCTTTGCTGTATCCGCAATCTATTTGAGTTTTCCTGTTTTCGACTTTGTAAGTTTCTTGAATCACCTTTAACTGCTCCCACGTATCAACCTTAGCATAATACAAAAGCCGTGAATCGCCACCCATCCCCCACGCCCTAATTGCAATCCAAAAATGTCCCTGCTGAACATCAATTGTCATAAATCGGTGCGACTCATCCTCCCACAATTCGCCGTTTGCGTAGTCGCGTATTGAGTAGCCGTGACCCGTTAGCTTTACCCGCTCATCCTCTTGCTCATCGCTCCAAAATTCTGCAAGTCGTTTTTGAATAAATTGTTGCAGTAGTTTAAGATTGCCACGCGCTACTTCATCCATTGCATTGCATCGCTCGATGACTAGCCGCCATAATGGAAGCCGCCAATTACAAAGCGCGTTGTAATGAAAGCCCAAGCTGTCAGGCATTCCCTCTTTCATCTGAACGTAACGCGCCGAGATTGCCAACTCGCGCCGTGGCTGCGGTTTGTCTTGCAGTCGATAATCGCAATCGACGTTTGCGCATTTTAACTCTGCCGTTTGTGCCATCTTTACGCGGTCTGCGATTGTCGTGTCATAAATCACATTCTCCCACTTCCACGCTTGCTCATGTTGGCATGACGGGCAGGTAAAACAAAACTCGCGCATTGCTGTGTTTTCGCATTTCTTGTGCCATTCAGTATTTACAAAGCCACCTTGCGCTAAAAGGTAAAATTGCCGATTCCACCTATCATGCAATCGCCCCTCCGCTTCTCGTATCATTCCGTCTGGATAAATCCACGGCTCATCGCACAAAACGCGCCGCATTGATTTAGCCTGGAGTCCTGACAAGTTCGCGCCCGTCATGAACAATGCCATGTGCGGGAAAATGATTGCGTCCTTACGTTTCTTGTGTCGATTCTTTCCAGTTGGCAGTAATCCAGCTGTCTCTTTGGTATTGAGTAACGAGAAATCTAGGCGAGTCTCTACCCAGTCCTTGATGTCGCTGTCGGTTTGACCTACTAACATTGTTGCGCCGGCATCCTCACTGATAACGTAGCACATAGCCGCCTCGAGCATGGTTGTCTTTCCCGTTCCTACTGGAGCAAGCAAGCAAACTTCTTTCGCGCCGATGTCGGCAAATGCGTTGAGCGGCTCGACTAGCCAAGGTGCTGCGTCTGCCTCAAAATATGGCGAGAGTCCCTCGTAAAGCGCGACTCTACCATGCGCCCACTCGCTAGGTTTCAGCCGTGCCGGCGGTCTGCACGATTGGCGAAACGCATCAAAAAGTTGTCTCGTTTTAGTCATCATCCCCCCACACTTCCGCTGCGTTACTGCTTAGTTCGGTGAGCAATTTATCAGCCGCTTCCCCGATGCGCTTTGCCATCTCTGCGGGAGCTCGACCTTCTAGGACTGGCGGCAGATCCGCTTGTAGTCGCATGATGCCAGCACGAATCACGCTGCCGAGTTTGATGTATGCGCTTTTTAC